CTGATGAGTCTATCTCTGTAGTTGACTTGGAGAAAAACGAATGGCGTTCATTCCGTTACGATTCTATTAAATCTGTATCATTTACATTGGGTGAATAAACTATGAAATTTTCCAAGATTAATCCTGGTGCCGATGCAAAAGCATATGGCATGGAACCTTCTTGGACCAATCAAGCCGAGATGACAAATCTTAGAAGCGAAGAAATTCGTGCATTGAATTGGTATAATTATTTTTGTGACAACAAGCAAGCAAAAACGTTTGTTGTCGAATACATGGCTAGCATTGATAGACCAAAGGAAGAAATTTCTCTAGTCGCATCAAGTGACGCATCTATTCCAGTACAACTTGGTTGGGTCGCACGTATGATGTGTATGGGCTACGAACCATCCGAGACATTCAAGAAATTCTTTGTGAAAGAGTTTAAGAATGTTATTGAGACTGCAAAGAAAACTAAAAAAACAAAAGCACCTGTTGTTGCATCAACCGCACCAGTCGTTAACATTCAAGATAGAATTCGTGAAAAGGCTTCAGAAGAAGTTGGTGAAATCGAAGGTCTAGTGGATGACTTTATTGCTGGTGGATGCAAATCACCTCCAGACATGCAATCATATCTGAAGAGTAAAGACTTGTCTTCCGTTGTGCAGAAGAAAATGTGTGAAGTATTCATCAAACGTTCTAAAGAATTTGAAGACGTTATGAATACATCCGATGCTGATATCAAAGAAGCATATTCTAATTTCAGTAAAGTGCAATTGCGTAAGATTAAAGAATTCTATGATGCGATTGTTGCTGAAACAAATCGTGGTGCAGAAAAGAAACCCACACGTAAAGCACGTAAAGTAAAAGAGAAACCCGCAAGTGTCATTGCATCTAAAGTGCAATACATGAAAGATTTCGCTGAGTTGAATTTGAAGAGTGTTCTGCCTGAAAAGATTATTGGTGCAAATCAAGTGTGGTTGTACAATACCAAAACGAAATTGCTTGGCATGTATAATTGCGACAATGCAAAAGGTTTGACAATCAAAGGCACAACAATTCAAAACTTCAATACGGAAACGTCCATTGGCAAACGTTTGCGTAAGCCTGAAGTGACTGTTAAGCAAGTGCTTGATGGCGGTAAGATTGTGTTGAAAAAACTGTTAGACGGATTGACTACCAAACCTTCCGAGTTGACAGGACGCATTAACTCTGATACAATTATTGTTAGAGTAATAACTGGATAACTTAAAATGATTTTAATCGACCTTAATCAGGTAATGATTTCAAACTTGATGATGCAAGTGAATTCAAACGCATCAAACCCAATTGACGAGAACATGGTTCGCCACATGGTGCTGAATAGCATCCGTATGTACAACGTCAAATTCCGTGATGACTACGGCGACATTGTTATCTGTTGCGATGATAAGAAGTACTGGCGCAGAGACTACTTTCCATACTACAAAGCAGGTCGTAAGAAAGACAGAGAGGCATCTCCGTTTGACTGGAATATGATTTTCGAAACGCTAAACAAAGTGCGTGACGAAATCAAAGAATACTTTCCGTACAAAGTGATTCAAGTTGACAAGACTGAAGCCGATGACGTTATTGCTACGTTGACGCACAAGTTCGGTGTTCCACTTAAGAACAGCACTACCGAAAAGATTCTGATTCTGTCTAGCGATAAAGACTTCATGCAATTGCAGAAGTTCGCTAATGTAGAACAGTATAGCCCAATGGGTAAGAAGTTCTTGCGTACTAACAATCCAGAAGCATTCTTGAAAGAACACATTATCAGAGGCGACAGAAGTGATGGTATTCCCAATTTCATGTCTTCCGATGATACATTTGTAGTAGAAGCACGACAAAAGCCTGTAACTGAGAAAAAGCTAAATAAGTGGTTAGAAGAAGAACCTGAGTCTTTTTGCGATGAAGTGATGCTGAGAAATTACAAGCGAAACGAATTGTTGATTGACCTGTCTAAGATTCCGACTGAGTATCAAGAGAAGATTCTTGACGCTTATGAAAATACCCCTAAACGTGGTAGGGAAAAACTACTTAACTATTTTATCCAAAACCGCATGAAGCAGTTGATGGAACATATACAGGAATTTTAAAATGGCTATTGATATTAGTAAGATGACTTTGCCCGAGTTGCTACAACATGTCGCAGAATTGCCTGCGGCTAAAAAAGCAGGCGCACTAAAGCAGATTGCAAATTTGACACCAGAGTTGAAAACGGTGTTGCACTACACATTCAATAAGAATGTCGTATTTGATTTGCCAGCTGGCGCACCTCCATACAAACCTATGGAAACTCCAGGCAATTGGGGGCACAATCGTCTGCCAAAAGAATTGAGAAAGTTTCAATATTTCCTAAAGGGAAGTACTTTGAATCCCATCAAGCGTGAATCTATCTTTATTGAAGTTCTTGAAACCGTTTCACCTGAAGAGGCTAAACTTGTTTTGATGATGAAAGATAAAAAACTTACGTACAAGGGCATCACTAGAAAACTCATTGAAGAAGCGTTGCCCGAAATCTTGCAGGGAGAATCCGAGTAACAAAATGGCCAAGACTAAAAAGTATACTAGTTTCCGTGACTTCTATGAAGACGAAGGTCGAGCAAGGAAACCGAAATTGAACGAGTCTAAAAAACAAAAAGACAAATTCAAACACCAAACAAAATTTATCGACCCAAAAAATCTTAAAGAAGATGATTGGGACGAATTTGAAGAATTTGATAAAGTAAAATAACATGTACTTATATAATGAAAACGGCAAGCATCTAGGTTGGTTCACATGGAAAGATGCCTACGAAGTGAGCAAAAACATTGACTTTGCTGTCTATTCTTTCGCATTCGTAGATAAAATGCCTAAAAACAATGTACTCCCATTTCAATTGGAAGATACGTTCTACATTGGCATGTCTTGTGGAAGATATTTCGATAAGAAAAATCGTACACCCAAAGGTGGCACTTACGTCACATACTTGCAGAAGCGACTTCTGATTCACAACAAGTATCTGTCAAAGCCAACACCAACAAGTAAGAAGTCTAAGATGTTCTTTGAACATTACAATCCACTTCTACAACCACAGAAACAAAGATTCGTAAGCATTTCAATTCCTGATGAAAACATGGATGATTATTCTATTCGTGCATTCATTAGCCTTGTTGAGTCCGAACACGTTTTCTTGTACACTAAACAATTCGGTCAGCCACCGCTGTTGAATTTAGATGAACAGTACAAACCAAATCGTAAGAAAGATTCAATTTCAAATCGTGTGATGAGTTCGCCTAGTTTGGCACAACATTTTGGATAAATTATGAAAAAAGAGTTTGATGAAGCACTAGTTGCAAAGTACCCAAAGATTTTTAAGTATCGTCATGCGCCAATGACGCATACTGCTATGTGTTGGGGTTTCGATTGTGGTGATGGTTGGTACAACATCATTGATGCATTGTGTGGGAACATTCAAAGTCACGTTACCAATAAACGCAATTATCGTGCGAGAACATTGAAATTCAATCGTGCGTTGAAACGTGCATTGGCTGGAGATACACGACCACTTCAAATGCATTTTACGTTTAGTAGTAATAAAACAGAACCAGACGAGTGGGGAATTGAACATGCTAACGATGCAATTGTAAAAGCAAAATTCAAAGAAGTTCCACCACCTATGCCATACATCACAGCAAGCCAAGTGAAAGAAAAGTTTGGCGGATTGCGATTCTATACAAATGGCTATGATGAACAGGTTAGTGGAATGATTCGCATGGCTGAGTCCATGTCATATCGTACATGTGAAGTGTGTGGCAGTCCTGGTCGTTCAAATAACTACGGATGGATTTCAACATTGTGTGACACACACCGACTAGAACGAGGTGAAGAGTTGCCGCAAAACGAGGAACTAGAGTCTGAAGATTGAATACCGAAGTACTAATACCCATTTCCAAGCCGTCCTAGACGGCTTTTTTGTTGTTTTTTTGCAACAAAGTGTTGTATTTTTGCACAAAGCCAAAATAACCGTTGACTTGCCTACCAGTACCTGTATAATAGATTCTGTAGTGAGTGAGATTAATAGGAGATTTAAATGCTTACAGTTTTGACAATTTTGATGGGTTTGTTTGTAGTGATGGTTTTGTTCGGTGCCGCTGTTAGTGGTTCTGTGAAGACTCTCGGTTAATTGATAAAGGAAATGAAAATGATTGACGGATTTAACGAATACCTCGAATGCATCAAAGCGGACTATGTTAAATGGCATGGTGACAATCCTTCTGAAATTCAAAAAGCAATGGCGCAAGAATTTTGCGATTCCTTGTCCTATGAAGTTGGTCGTAGTTATATCAAAGTAATTACTGGTCGCAAAGGTAGCGGTCGTTCCGTGCATTCGTTTGTTTGTCTCCGTGACATGGGCAAATTCACTAAAGGCGACATTTTGAAAGCGGCTGGTTGGTCGGCTCCTGCAAAGAATTTTGCCCGTGGTAACACGATGGCACGGACTTTCCAGAACGTTCGTTGGACTGGAGCAATGTGAATACCAAAGTATTCAGTTGCAAAAAAACAACAGAATTGAAAATAGTTGTTGACTTACCCACCAATGCCTGTATAATAGATTCTGTTGAGTGAGAAAAGAAAAGGAAATTTGAAATGCGTACTAAGACTTTTATTGATGGCTTCAAGAATTCACAAAAAATCCGTGTGATGTTTAACATGCCTAACGACCAATTGCAGAACACCGGGTTCGGTGTCTACACTACTGTGGCTGGAGTTTGTGATACGTTTGCTACCGCTAGTCATAGTGCCGCCGCTTGTGATGCATTGTTGAAATTGTCTCATATGCGTTACATGGCACAAAAAGATGGTGATGTAGTTCCAGTTGGTTTGGGATGCACAACCCGTGGTATGCAAGTTCAAATTGATTTGATTTAAGGAAATAAAATGAGTACAGTTTTGTCAACCGATATCTCCTACGGAATGTTTAGCGAAGTTGGTAACTTAGCCGTTCATGGTGTTGTTGTTGCCGCAATAACAATGAACCTGACATGGCCGCAGACTTACAAGTGTCTTAATGTGTTAGCCAAAAATGATTACAGCAAATTTGGCGAAGCGATGGACACCGAAGTTCGTGAAGCCGTCTATAGTGCATGTGGTTTTACCTCTGACTTTTATGGTGCTTAATATGATTACATACAAATTTTATGTTGGTAAAGATGTTTATGAATTCACCGCAGAGTCTAAACTGAATGCGATGGAAATGTGTAATCGTCAAGTGATTGATAAGTTGGATTTGCATCCTATGGCTTGGGCTGATGCTGGTCAGAATGCATTTTCGTATCAGTCTGGCAACTTTTTTGATTAAGGAAATAAAATGAAAATCGAAACAGCAATTGGTATTCTGAATAAAGAACGTGAATTTTTGGGTTTGGGTTTCTTGGAGTTGTTGCAAGATATCCAAAAAGAAGGTAAGATGATTTACTCCGAACGAGTGATGGAAGCCTTTGAACGGTTCATGGTCGATGGTCGCAAGATGTTTGCACCTGTTGCAGAATAACAACAGAATTGAAAATAGTTGTTGACTTACCCTCCGAACCGTGTATAATTAATTCTGTTGAGTTGATAAAGGACATTGAAATGAGAACAGCAAGCGAACAAACCCTCTGGGAAATTCAAGCATACGGTGCTAAGAAATCCGAAATCCTTGAGTCTGTACAAGATTCAATTAGTTTCCAACTTTCTGGTCCTGGTATGGTGATTGCAAGTTACCTTTCCGATGCACAGGAAGTGATGCAACACGGTAGTGAACGTGCGTTGAATGATGCAAGGCAGTATATTAATATTGCCAAAATGTTGATGATGGAATTTGAATTAGGTTTTAAGGAGAGATAATATGACTAATTTTGTTACTGTTGCAGATATGATTACCGCTTTGTCTGCCTTGCCGGCTGATGCCCGCTTGGTTGTGACTCAGACTGGTTACTACTGTTATGATGATTTTGCAGATTGTTTTATGCCACGACCTGCTGGCGATGACAACGATGGTACCCCATTGTTTGCAGTAGGACATTCTCACCAAAGCTATTGAAGGAATAAATATATGATGATAGTTATCCGCACTCAGTACCACGAAAATTATGGCGCACATGATTGGGATGGTGTGGGTGAATGTCCTCAGTATTGGAAAGCCAAAGGCGGTTCAGAGTATAAGATACTTGACGTTCCGCTTAATATAGATTACAATGAGTTTGTGAAGTTCACATTGACTGGCATTGAAACGAATACGGATTATTCTAGCGAGTACATGGTCGATTGGTCTATGGAAAGTGATGACTACCTTTCATGGTTTGAGAGGTCTCAGTTACAGTTTGATGGTGCTATCACTAGCAAAGAACCCACAATGACGTATCAACAAGTTTTGGATAAACAAAAGGAACTAGCATGAGTAAGATGGCAGAATTGGCGATGGAGATTGAGCAATTGTACACACAAGGATTCAATGAATTCACGATTGCGACAATGCTTAATATACCAGTGGAATTGGTTGACAATTTTGTTGCAAGTTTTATGGAAGTAGAGTATAATGAAAGCATGGACGGAGATTTTGATTCCGCTATGGCTTCAGCAGGAATGGGAACCGATGAGGATTACGGAAGTTATGGAGAGCCTGAATTTTAAATTGTCGAAAACAAAACCACGTAATATGGTAGCGAAGGACTTGCGTAGCCCTAAGTATCGTATGCGTGTGGTTGAAGACAAACGTAAGAGAGAACCTAAACACAAGGAACAATATGTATATTGATGGTATGGGTCCACGACAATCGATGGCTGTTGAAATTTTAGATACAGTTCGATTTGGTGGTCTTGATAAAATCAAAGGTGCTAATGGTTATGCCAAGAAAAAACTTGACAACGGTGATGCTTATGTGATACCATTTGGACTCAGTAAAAATATTTTTGGTGCAGTCGTAATTTCCGCTCCGAAAAGGCTATATATTA